CCCACGCCGCAGCGGCAATTGTATTGCGGCCAGCGTTCCGATCCATCTTCCGGCCATTATACCACAGGTCTTGCGTCAGCTTACCCCGATAATACTCCGCAACCTCTTTCCGCCCCGCGAAATACAGCCCCCAGCCGAACGCTTGCGCGCCTTCGCCCGTGCCGATAGCCGACAGGCTGAACTTCGAGAACAGGTGCGGCGATCCGTGGAAGGCGGATTGGAACAAAATCCGAGGATCAGCAGGATCGAACGTCCCACGGTTGAAGACAGATTTGATCTGCGTGGGGAACCACGCGACATAGATCGTTCCGCCAGCTTCACCACGATTTCCATAGCCGTCTGAAACAATACCGTCATAGCCCGTGATTTCCATCACGACTTGATGCGCGCCGACCTTGTTTCCAGACACATTTCCAAGTTCTGCGATTTGATCGATTGCGCGATCTTCGTTAGCAATAATTGATGATACTTCCCGAACCGCCTGATCTCGCGAAATTGAATATGTATCGACAAAGTTCGATATGAAAGTGTCCCGGTAATCCGCAGTTTCGCCTTGAGCAATTTCCGCGTCGATCATCTTATCGATAATCTTTCGCAATACCGCAGACGAAAACCCTTTTTGATCGACCGACATCGGCTTTGACATGCTAACATAGGCTTCAACAACACCACCACCATCGCGGCCCGTGTATCCTTCAGCCGTGTCCCGGTCCGTTGTCAGATAAAAGCCATAGCCTTCTGCCGCGCCAGTGGAGCCGATAAACTTCGGATCGAACGCAAAATCTTTCCCGACATCAGCCCGCGTCCCATGATAAACCACCAGCGGCTTACCATCGGCATCGACCACGACGCTATCACCAAACCACGCCTTGAACGCCGCGCTTTCCGTCGCGATCTGGCCATCCTGGGCGTATGATTTTTGAGGTTCTCGCACCATTTCAGGATCACCGGAAGCGTTGATCGTGCGACCAGTTTGAGCAAAGCCCATGCTTTTGTAGAAAGACACAAGGCTTCCCAGCTTGGTCTTCTTGTCCAACGGAGACGCGGCCAATTTAACGGTCATCCCCAAAGCGTCAGTTTCCATCAGGAACGACGCAATGGCTTGACGTGCCGAGCCTTGCCCTCTTTTAGATGCAGGGGTTCTGATAGAAATGATTTCGGCAGATGCGCCATCTGACGAAACGCCATAAATCATCGTCGTGTCGCCAACCTTCACAGTTTTTGACCCGCCGCCGCGCGACATATCAAATCCGCCGCGATCCTGCCCATACATCCGGTCGCCACCGGCCTGATCCCGCTCAATCGCCGCGCGGATTTCATCATCGGTGTTATCCAAATTCAGCCCCAGCCGGTTCAGATACGCTTCGATCTCATTCAGATACCGATCATTCTCATCGAACGCGACTTCATCGACTTCAGTCCACGGTTCAGCGCGGGCTTCAGCTTCCAGCGCATCGATCCATGCCTGTTCCGACACATACCCGTTGCCGTCATCCACGCCACGGTTCTGCATCATCGGCACGTCAGACAGCGGGATATTATCCGCGTTCTTCAGCCCGCCCCTACGGAACAGCCCCGGCGCGCTTTTCGGATTTACCCCGCGCGCTTTCAGTTCAGCAGCCAGAGGCCCAGACGGATCAATCCCGCCGCGTTCCTTCAGCGCCGACGCAGCAGGACGGCCAGCCATCACAGGCGCGCGACGGTTCCGCGCTTCGGCCAGCGACCGGTTCAGCGCATCGACATTCCTGAACTGCATCCCCTGGGGGATTGCGCCTTGGATACCGGGCAGCGGGTGACGTTCCAGATATTCTTCGGTCGTCAGGCCCATGCGCACGGCCCGTGTCCGGTAGAACGCCACTGTCTGTATTGCGTTTGTCGTCGCCTCTTCCGTCGATTTACCAGCTATTCGCTGGCGCGATACAAACTCATCATAGATTTTCTCTTCAACAGCCCGCCAGCGTTCTTCATCCAGCCGGATGTCTTCGGCCTCATCCCACATCTCTTGCATGATGTCATCAAAGCGGGCGTTGAATTCAGCCGCTTGCCGCGCCGTCATGTCCATCGGATCGATCAGCATGTTTTCCATCAGGAACGCATCGTGTTCCGTTCCGGCAAGTTGTGCGGCATAGGTCGCAGTCGGGATTTTCAGATCGCCGCCAGACACGGCCAGCGCCGCGTCGAGATCGTCCCGCGTCACGCCTTCCAGTGCATCGACAACGGTATAGGGATCGACCCCGATGCTTTGGAAATACGAGGCGAATTCAGAGGCAGGCACATACACGTTTTCGAGCGGCCCGTTGACCGTCGCGCGCTCAACGAAATCGCGAAACCGCTCAGGCATCCGCGCCCGCAGCTTAGACGCCACGGCCTGCCCCGACAGTTCCTGAAACAGCGCCACGCGGGCTTCGGCATCCTGCGCCCGCGCCTGTTCCTCAGACAGCCGCGCCAGCCGCGACACGCCCGCGCCAAGGCCAGACATACCCAAGGTCGCAAGGAAGGTCTGGGCGACGGTATCGCGGATCGCTTCAGGCTGTTCCGAGATGAATTCGGAAACCGTCTTGTCAGGGTTCAGCGTCACCCATTCGTTGAAATTCTGGAACAGCGTCGTGGCCGTTTCGGTCGGGATTTCCCGCGCCAACTGATTGACGAGGATTTTCCCAAAGCCCGCGCCTTCCGCGATGTCGCCCAAGAACCGCCCGACCGGGATACGTTCGAACAGGGCTTCAGCCGCCGCATCGGTCGAACCATAGAGCAGCGCGCGCTCAGGCGACAGGCCAGCATCAAGGCCAGCCCGCGCCGACTGCCCACCAACCGCGACCGCGCCGGGAGCGATAAGCGCCGTGGCCAAGCCGGGGGTTGCCGTGCCGCCAGACAGCACCGCAAGAGCCATGCCCGGAATGGACAGGCCAAGGCTTTCCGAAGCGCCAGCCACCTGTTGACTGAACCACCCACCGGTCGGCCCGCCGATCACATCGATCATTTCCGTTTGGCGCGCGCCTTGATCAAGGAAGAAGTCGCTGAATGCGTTTTCACCGGGCAGGGCCGAGGCGACACCGATTGCGTTGTAAACGCCGCTTGCCAGACGAGGACCAGCACCAGCCGCCAGCCGCCGAGGCACCAGAGCCGCGCTTTCCCACCACGACAGCGTATCGAGATCATCCTTCGCCAGCGTTGCGTTCTCAGGATCGCGCAGCCAATCCGTCAGGCGCGGCGAAGAAGACAGGATCGTTTCTGCCCGCGTCTTTTCGATAGCCGCCTGAAACACCGACCGGTATTCGGAAACCATCGGCGCGGGGGGCTTGGGGTTCCCGGTCGCAGCGGCAAAATCAGTGGCCAGTTGCAGATCACCGGCCAGTTCATCCGGGTTCTTGTCAGACTGGCCGATCACGAATGCAGACGCCTTCACCTTCGCCTGTTGCTGTTTCGCTTTCCAGGCTTCGTAATCGGCAACCGACTGCATGGCATCCCCTTACTGTTGCGGGGGATCGACCTGATCCACAAACCCGCGCAATTGATCTAGTATCGTGAGATTGGTTGTCGTGACATTCCCGGTCGCGGCAGGGTTCACCGGCCCCGGCACATTCCGGCCCATCTGAAGGTCTTCGTAACGCTGCACCACTTCCTCATCGGACACAGGCAGGCCACCGCGTTCCAGCGACATATCGCGCCGGATCGCATCGCGGAGATCGCGCGGTATATCGTTGATCTCAACCACGATGTCAGCCGTCGCATTCGAAGGCGCGTTGATCGTTTCGAACAGCAACATATCGGTATCGTCAGAACCCCACTGGTCCGGCACATTCAGCACGACAGGCATCAGCAGCTTGTTTGTCATCGCCATGATGTCCATCTGCGAAGGCCGCTTGGTCGGGTTCGCTTCCTTCCACGCGCGCATTTCATCGGCCAGAGCAAGCTGAAACTGCGCTTCCCGCGCCGCCATCTCAGCCCGCTTCGAAGCATTGGCCGCGCCTGTCATGCCGGTCGTGGAAATCCCGACCGCTTCCAGTTGCGTCTTCGCCCAGCCCATCGCCTGATTTACGTCGATACCTTCTTCCCGCGCCTTCCGCTCATCCGACAGAACCGATGCCTGCTTGTCGATCAGCGTTTTCAAATCGGTTTTCGACAGGTTGTTGATCACTTCAGGCGCAGTCAGATCGACCCGCGCGAATTCGACAGGATTGGTCGCGGCATACAGCGTCAGATCACGTTGCAGGATGGGATCAGTCGTGATCTCGCCCTGTTTCGCCTCATAGTCCATGAACCCCTGCACCGCTTCCCGGCCAGCCGCGATCTTCAGGTCCAGCGGGATTTCAGACATCGGAACGCCCTGCACCACCATCGACCAGATGTCGGACTTCGCCGCCTGCCCCCGCGCGCTTTCAGCCTTCGAACGCATCTCGAACTGAGCGTTCAGTTGCTTCATCGCAGCAGCCCGAACTTCAGGGTCTTGGATTTCATTCACCCGCGCCATCGCCGCGTCAAACGACACGGCAGACGCCCGATAGGACACGCCATCCATCGCAGGAACAGCAGTCGATCCAGCCCCGCCACCGCGCGCGCCAGCCGGTTCGATGTGCCAGCTTTCCCACGACATCGGGAACCGCAGCCCATAGGCCCCAGCGTTGTCATGCACCCACTGCCGCACTTCGGCAGGAGCCTTGTCGAGACGCACCCCGTTATACCAGATGTCCACCGCGTTCCCGTGTTGATGATTGGATGCACCTGGCATCCCGACCATTTCCGTGAACCTGCGACCCGCGCTGTTCCTGACCCCTTGGAACGTGCTGCGCCACTTCTGGCCAGCCGCCACCGGCCCCATCGCCGCCACGTCAGCGTTCCATTCAGCGATCCGGCCCCCCAGACCATACGCGGCCATGTTTTCCGCAATGATCTCAGCCTGCCGTTCTTCCGACCGATAGCCCGATCCGATCTGAAGGCCGGGGAACGGCGCGTCTTCGAACATGGCCAGCAGGTTTGTGGCAAACCCTTCGTTCAGCCCGTCAACGTGATCCCTGCCCTTGCCAGCAGCCGCAGCACGGCCATACAGGCGCTGTCGCACAGCAGTAGGCCCAGCCGCGCCAACCGTGCCTTCAGCGGCCCCAGCGCCCGTGTCCCGCGTCATGCCGAGGATTTCAGTGACGTGACCCAGCGCCTCTTCCTCTATGGCGAAGGGCTTCAGTTCAGCTTCCAGTTTCATCCGCGATGCAGGATCGATCAGGTCCGACTTGGAGTTCAGATATTCAATCGCCTTCGTCGCGCCACCCGGTTGAGACGCCATCGCCAGAGTGACCTGAGAGTAAACCTTGGTGGCGAACGCTGTCCGGTTCTGATTGATCACGTCAGCATTGCCAGACAGGCCGACAAGATCAGCCTGATTGTCCAGAAGCATGAACCCGCGCGCCACGATCTCATCGACCTTTTTCGGGTTGTTGAAGTTCGCCACCGCTTCAGCTTCACGCTGCGCCATCGCGGCATTATGCGAAGCCTGCGCCCATTCCTTTGTTCCCTGCGCCGAATGCACAATCCCGGTTCGCATCTCGCTTGTAGTCGAGGCTGTCACCGCATCGTTGTAGTATCGCGCAGCCGGTCCCTTGAGGCTTGCGGCAAACTTCTTGTTGATCTCTTCGATCTTCGCAGTGTAGCCCTGATAGCCGTTTGCGGCATCCGCGCCCTGAGTTGTCAGGTATCCATTCGGCCCATACTGAAGATCAAGGATTTCACGGTCCCGCGCAGTCTGGGCATCCGTCGCTTCCAGCCGCGCCTTGAAATCGTTCAACTGCGACACGGCTTCCGCAGCCTGCCCCAGCCCCTGCCCGATGGACTGCATCCCTTGGCCCATCGACTGCATTCCGCGCGCCACGCCACCGCCGAAGGCATCAGCAGAGGCCCGCACATCCACACCCTGTTGCATGTCGGGGCGCAGACGGACTTCGCGCATCGTGTATGTAGGGACAGTCACCATCAGGCGTTCACCTTCTTGTAGTTGGCATAAGCTTGCGCCCCGCCGCCGAGGATCGTTCCAGCCGCCTGCATGAAACCAGACCGCTTGCCCATCCGGCCAGCGATTGCTGCGTTCTCACCTTCGGCTCGCAGCGCCCCGGCCTGTGACGTGAAATTCGCGCCCTGTTGCCGAATGTCGCGTTCTTCCCGCGCGGTATTCGTGCGGATCGTCAGCGCGTCCAGTTCGCCCATCGTGGCAGTATCGACCAGAGTATCCAGAGGCGACCCAAACGTGAGATCGACACCGTTCGCAGCCATAGCCGCGCGCTGTTTCCCGATGATCTGGGATGTCTTCATCCGCTGTTGCTGTTCTTCGATCTGCCCGCGTTCGACAGCATCGCGCGCCTGCCGTTCGCTGATCTTCGCGTTCATCGTTGCGACTTGGGCATTATAGTTTGCAGCCTGTTGCGCCGCACGGCCCTGCATTTCCGCAGCGCGGCCTTGCTGGACAGCGCCAGCCGCGCCCATGACGGTCGAACCGATCATCATTGCAGTTACGGGATCAACACACATCGCGCGCCCTCAGTTCGAACATCATGAATTCGTGACCCCTATGCTTGAACGGTTCGGTAAACTGAAACCCCAGCCAGCGCAGCCAGCGGATCGCGATCTTGTTCCGGCAGTCAACGACATTCCGCAGAACCGAATACCGCGACAATAGTTGATCCCGCCAATGGACCGACCCGCGCAGGAATTCGACGCGGCATGACACAGCCCGATCCGATGCCAGAAGCCAAGGCGCACCCATGCCCGTCAGGATCGACAGATCGCCCGCGCCGAAGATCATTTCCGGTTGCCCGTCGATCAACACCGTCATGGAGATCGCAGACCGCTTGTATGAATGCACCAGCCCCCAGAGCGGCGACCGGCCAGTGGCGGCGATAACCTCATCCTTGTCAGCCTGCCGCATGACAGCCGCGACCCGACGCAGGTGACAGGCGCGCGTTGGTATGATCTGGATGTCAGCCGCCAAGGGTAATATCCGGCATGATCGCCAGCACAGTCATCGGCAGGGGATCAAACTGCTTCACAAACACCCGGCCCGCACTGTTCCAATCCCAATAGGGAGTGATCGAGATGTCGCCCGTGTATAGCTGGATCGCCTCATCCCATGCTTCGGTCGCGCGCTGTTTATACTCCACCAGCTTCCCGCTATTGCGCGTCCCGTCATCCGGCCCGATCCAGATGCCGCGCGTCTCTTCGACCCGCAGCGTCACTTCTGAAACCGACTTCATCCGCCCCTGCACCGTGCCGAGGCCGCGCACCTGCCCCAGATCGAGATCAAGAGTTTGCAGCGAGGCCGTCATGTGCAGGCCGATATGGACCTTAGTCGCAGCATTCGGCAGCGTCACAGACCCGCCCGTGACCGTCAGGCCGCGCACCACGTTGCCATCGGCCAGCGCCACCACATGCTTGCCTTCCAGATGCCCAAGGCCAGAGATCACCGTTGCCGCCGCGCCGGTATAGGTCAGGCCGCTATCGACGAAAAACGCATCCGACACATCGGTCATCACGCGAGTATGCAGCCGTTCGATGTATCGCCGCTGTGCGCCATTGATATGTCGCCGCACGATGAAATAGGGAACGTCTTCCGTCCCTTCGGCGATCACCGTCACATCTTCAAAATGCGCGTTGTGACTTTCGTGCTCTGTCCAAGCCCAGATTTCATGTTCCCGCATGTAGGTCAGCGACACCAGCGCGCCGTTGTCCAGCACCACCCAGACCATCGAATAGGGAGCCTGAGCATAGGCCCAAGCCACGATGGACCGTTCTTCGAACAGCGACCGCGCAAGGATCGTCAGGTCTTTCCCCGTAAACCCGTCATTCGCAAATTCATAGGAGAAGTCACGCACCACCCCGCCGCGCGCCTGAGCGAACATCACCGTTTCACCGACCGCAATCGGCTGCACATCCGAGGAACCGCGATAGCCCTGATTTTTCACGTTGATCTGGGTCGGAGTAATCGGCGATCCCTGCCCGTCACCAGACACCACCCATTCAGCGCCGGATGTCAGGACCATCAGGCCGCGAGATGCGATCATCGACCTGATTTCATTTACCTGCTTTGCCTTGATCCTGAAGATGATCGCGTCACTGTCTTTCGCAGGAGACGCCGACCCGAAGTTCTCATATGACGCCGACTGAGACATCCAGACGCCTTGTGGCTCATTTTTCGTAGAGGCAAAGCACAGCCTTTGTTCGAAGAAGGTCGCGCATCGCGGATAGTTCCCAGCGCCCACAAAGGGATTGAACCCGTCCTGTGGTCCGGTCGAGATGTCAGAAGTGATATTCTCATCCACGAAAGACAGACCATCAGACCGGCCAATGTATCCATAGGAACCATTTTCCTTGCGATAGATGTTGTATTCCGATGCGCCAGCCACAGCCGCCCAAGTGATCGTGTTGATGTTCCCCTTGATGGACATATCGTTCGAGACGGTCGCAGGCGTAGACGGCAGGCTTTCTTCCCCGGTCGCATCGGACACAGCCGAGACGACATAGGAGTAGCTTTTCCCAAACTGGACCGTAGCAGTGACGCCGGTTGGGGTTGCAGGCGGCGACGAGCCAGACGCAGCGCCGGGGATTGCCGTGCCGTCGCCCGTGAAGATACCGCCACCGTTCACCGGCATGTCAGCAGATGTCGCAGTCGTGATCGCCACGATCCCGGTCGAGGCATCCGACCGATAGACCCGATAGGACACCGCCCCGGCCACCGCGTTCCACGATATGCGGATGAACCGCCCGTCGAAGTTTTCCCATTGGAACGACACGTTCACCTGAGCAGCCGCCGCGCTTTCCCCGCCAGCAGCAGACACAGCCGACACCCGAAACCCGAAGGTCGTGGTCGATCCAGTGCGGAACTTCCACCGGGCGTTCGCGGCCACCGATCCCGGCGCGGCGATCTTCGGCGCGAACGTCACCGCCGAGATCGTCCAGTTGTTATCCGCGAGGCGCGACAGTTTCTGAACCGGATAGTCCTCATGGCAGAGATACATCACATCCGCTTCCTGGATGAATGTCAGGCTGTCCGCAGCCGCCGCCGTGTATGGCGTCACCAGTTCATATGGAGACGCGCCAGATAGCACCAGCGCGCCGTTCTTGAACACGCGCATGTAACTGCCGCCAAACTCCAAAATGTAGGACTGTTCAGTGTTGAACTGGAACGGGATCAGCCTTGTCTTCGCCGCGCTTGTCTTGACTTCCCGGATAAATTCCAGACCGGCCCGGTTCGACGCGCCGCCGTGGGGATGGATGAACAGGTTCACCGCCGTCTTGAGGCCGGATGCATACTTCGCCAGATCGACGCGCGACCACAGCGAAGGCGACAGGACGCCGCCAGTGAATGACGGTTGATATGCGCGCAGGTCAGACATCAGCCGATCACCCCGCCAGCTTCAGCCCGCGCCTTGGCAAACACGCTTTCGTGGTCGGATGTTTCCCGCGCCTCATTCGCGTCCATCATCTGAGCCTGCCCCGTAGCCATCGTGGCCATCTGGTAGGCTTCGGCCCGCACCTTGGGATCGCGCGTCAGAGGCATGGCCAGCCGCACCGCGAGATGCCAGCCCAAGGCTTCGATGAACAGAGGCGGGAACTTGGTCGGATCAGTCTGCAAACTGGTGTATCGCAGGAAGGCGGGCGACAGGTTGCAGTAGATCGTTTGACCTTCGATCTCATACGGGATCGCCAGTTCATCCTGCAACGACAGCGCCGGATCGTTTTCGGAATACTGAGGCCGCAGCCAGCGCACCTTCATGCAGTCGGCAGGCCGCGCATAGGCATAGGACCACTGGCCTACACGATCATTCGTGATCTGGGCCAGCGATACCGTCGCGCCTGCAAACCGCCACGGATAGCCCTGAAGCAGAATGTCGCGCGTGTGTTCATAGAACTGCGAACAGGCACGGGCTTCGGCCCCGGCATCGGTCAGGGCTTGGATGTTGTCTTTCCCGATGTTCGACAGGGCGAGGTTGCAGATCGATACGACAGAGGCCATTGCGCACCCTAAATGAAAATCCCGCCTGAGCGTTCAGACGGGACTTTCAAGGCAGAAGGTTGCAGGCGTCGAATTACCGCCTGCCGCGCCGGACCGAAGTCGGAACCAGCACGACAGCCACGATCTGAGTTCTCACAACATTCCTGATCATCATGACACCGTGAACGAGGTATTAAGCATGAACGCGCCCTGCAACGTCGCGCCGTTGACATAGACCGCCCGGTAGTGCCGCGCCGTGACAGGCACGGACAGATGCACCGGCGTGTTCGCAGCCACCGCCACATCGGCAGACGCGCGCCGCCAGGTCACGTTATCGGTCGAGATTTCAATGCGGAGTGTCCCGGCCTGATCGGCAAAGGCAAATGCGTTGAAGGCGGCGTAGCGTTGAGCGGTAGCCACAGCCACACCGGTTTCGCGCGCAGTCCCGGTAACGGTCGCAGCCGCAGCCTGAGCGGTAACGCTTTCGTTCCAGTAGATGTTATCGGCATTGGACACCGACCCGACGAGGTTGGTGCCAGCGGCAAGAGCCACAGACCCACCAGTCGCCAGCGACACGATCCCGCCAATCACAGCATCGATCTCATCTTCCAGCGTGAAGGCAGTATATGCCGCCGTGCCAGCCGTATGGCCTGTAGAGCGGAAGCGGATGTATTTCATCCCGGCGCAGTTGATCCGCCAGAAATAGGCAGGGGTCGCGGCCAGAGTGCCGGTTGCCTGTTCGATTGTTCCCGGCGCGTTCGACCGCGAGGCCGAGATGCTGAACCAGTTGCCATCGGCCCCGGTCGTGCTGTCAATGCTGCCTTCGATGCTGCAAACGTGGCCAGACAGCGAAGTCGCAACCATCTGCACCAGCGCGAAGTTCGCCTGAAGACAAGGCACAACAAAGGTCTGGCCGCTTGCCGTGATGTTGCCCGTGATCGGGCGCTGAGTGATGGGAAAACCCATGTGTCACGCTCCTGTGAAAAGCAGGGCGACCGAAGCCGCCCCGCCGTTTCAGATGTCGCCACCGGCAGGCATAACCCAATCAGGTTCAGCCGTGCCGAGAGCGGTGTTGATCTCGTTCTGCACCCGAACAGGTTCAGGCGCATCAGCGAACGGCGCAGGCTTCGCCTTCGGTCCCGGCTTCGCCTTCGCAGGCTTTTCCGGTTCAGCAGCAGCCGGTTCCGCAGTGGCCTTGCCGACGATCTCCACCCATGACGGGCGCAGACGCGCATCGGCCATGATCTCATCGGGAACGTCAAACACGTCCCCGATGTCGCGGATCATGCGGCCATAGTAACCGCGCTGATTGGCGATGACCTTAGCCATTCGTATGCGCCCCGGTCAGCGAGATGCCAGCGGTGATGCGGCCCGTGGTCGGAGCAGTGCCAGCCACAGTGTAGAGCAGGCGCATGTAACGCTCATTCGCCCCGCGCGGCACGTTGTCCACCAGTTGCGGAAACGAGAACCCAGCCACCAGTTGCGCCAGCGGGATCGCCGTGGAGACAGCCACAGTCGTCGGCGAACCGAACGCGCTGTCTTCATCCACCTGCACCGAGATCGTCAGCGACGTGAGGTTGTTGAAGGTTTCCACCACCTGCACATAGAGCGGCACCGCGCCGCCCGCGCCGATGTCGCGGATCACACCGGACCCGCGCGGGGACAGATCGATCTGATCGACGGAACCAGCCGTGGCGGTGACAAGCTGACGATCAGAGAAGAGGGTTTGACGGTCGAGGATCATGATATGACCTTTCAGGTTTTCAGTAGGCGCGCGGCCTGTTCATGGGTTGAAAGGGGCGACCAAAGCCGCCCCTCATTCAGATCAGACCATCGCAGGCAGGGACGCTTCGGTGTTCAGAAGCGCATCCGTTTCGCGGATCGGGATACCGCGATACATCTTCACTTCCTTGCCTTCGACCGTGGCCGAGGACAGCGACACCGTGTTGTTCCGCGCCGTGGTCAGCGCCCGGTCAGTGGACTGCGCTTCCAGCACCTGCATGACATCGGTGTTCATGTAGATGGCGATACGCGAGGCCAGACCGTCGCGGCGACGGGAACGCAGGCGGTAGTAGGCATCACGCATCAGCGCCCACAGATCGACCGTGCCAGCCAGCATGTCGGACACGTCGATATTCGCCACGCGGGCGTTGTAGCGCCAAT